TTACACAGGGGGCAAGGAGAAAATGAATTTTGAATTTCATTTAATTTTTGTTTTGTAAGGTTGCTTGACAACCTGCAGTAGTTCGGAACTGCCAACCCCAAGCGCCAGCTGCCAACTGGTGTCTAGGTTGAACTTTAACAACATCGGTCAACATCATCAATAGATTGTTAATCCCCCTTTCGGGGTATGCCGCAAGATAAGGTGATAGCTAAACGGAGGAATCATCAAGATAAAAATCTCAACCATGCAAGAGTATTCACACTCAGTCCTCACAATCACAAAATACTACAACCAACAAAAGTGCTTAGTTTCCCAAGTTCGACGCTCTTCAGCGGACTCGGATTACCACACAGTGATGATTCAATAGTAAGTGCAAATGTAAGTTTTTATAAACATGGTTAAAAAGTGTCTACATGACGACCCAATGCGATAGCACCTATTTCCAAGCGGTATCTACTGTCACCAATAGCCCAGTTCCCCCCTCAGAGAACCAAACTAAGTTAAAGACAATGCCAACATAACGGGAAAGCCGCAACGTTGTTTGTTGAAATGCAGGATGCATAGCATGACTCATTCAGAGTCGGGGAAAAAGTACCCCTTCTCTAACGAACGAGTCTTTTTCAGCAGGCTAAAAAGCCTGCGGAGCTTGCGGTTGCAAGGCCTCTGCTTGCTCAATGAGCTCGAGCAGAGTCTTCTGGAAACCAAGTTTGCCTGGATCATCAGGGTTGTTTCGGGTCGAATTCAACCACATGATGGTCTTCTGATAATCAGAAGAGGCGATCTCCATATCTCCATCTTTTTGTTCAACTTTGTTGAACTTTTCGGCGAGTTGCGCACGCACAGAACGCACGCTAACATCAAGCTTCCGGGCAGCCGTAGCCCAAATCAGGAAGCGTTGAGATGACACCAAGATAGGCCCTTGACCAGGGTAACCTTTGTCGCCAAACTTGTCCACAAGTTTGAAATCACCGGGAATTCCTGTAATGACAGGAGAATCGAGCAGCGTGTCAGTGCGATCAAGAATTTCCTTCTCGAAAGCAGCTTGCTTCTTCAATTCCTCGGGTTCATATTGAATCGGGAAAGGTGGTTTGACGGGTGTTTTTGGGGGCAAGGGAAGCACAGGACCCTTGCTATCCTCAATGTCTCGCAAGGCTTTGAGTCGTCGGTGGGCAGCAGCCTGAACCTTGTAGTTCAGTTCAGTGCTCGGTCCTTGTTGAACAAGTTCAAAGATGGACCGGGACATGACAATAGGTGAGCTGACCATAAAGCCGTAATTGATAGCTGGAGTAGCCGTCTGCGTGGTCGGTGAGACCATGAAATACGCAAGACAGGCACCATTCAAAGTGCCATCAGCTGCTGGTTTCAAACCAGGTGGGATCATGATGTTGAGATCAACACTCAAATGTGCGATGGTTGTGCTCATAGCGCTAGAGCAACAGCCATTGATGGTTTGAGTTCCGGTAATGTAACCGGGATCACCATTGGTCGACCAGTCTTGAGGTTCACCATCGAAGGTCAAGCAGAAGTAGTAGTACCAGGTGTTCTCGCCAGAGTCAGTGTTAGAAAGATCGGATGTGAATGACAACCGAACAACTTGAGATGAAGCGGTCTGATTGCTGTAATTGAGCATGATGTAACCGTTACCTGCGGTACTCACCACAGGACTGTTTGCAGTGCTGACGTTGTCAGAAACGGTGTAACCAGTTGTACGCCACCAGCGGGTGGACGGAAAAACAGCATTGGAAGAAGACATCTTGATCTGGTTGGGTTTGACTCCAACATCAGGCGCCATGACACTGAATTGGAACATGTCAATGGTAGCACCAGTAACTTGAGTTGCTTGATACCAGGCGCCGGTCAGTTGTGTTTCGGACAAAATTTTTGTCTTGAATGAGAATGTCGTAGACAAAAACAATTTGCCGAGTGACACAGTGCCATCGGAAACGGTGGTGCCATTCAATGCGCGATAGGCGGCAGAATAGACAGCAGCAGGATCGTCAATCAAAGTGACGTAGATGTTGCCAGGTGAAACAAGGCGTTCATCACTTCCGGTACTGCGACGACACCAAAACCACTTTTTGGAAGCATTGACGTGGTAGGTGGAGCGTTGTTGATTGAAGAAAAACAAACGACCTTTGTGACGGTCAATCAACTGCATGATCGACTCGTCACCATTGTCGTATGTGTTGTCATCCGAAGGATCAGGATCAAACCAACATGCGAACTGGCCAGTCATGAATGTGCCTAACGGTGTCTCGAAATCGAGTGTCCACCGATCAACACGATACTGTTCGTGCCAGTCCGCTTCTTGCTGAGTGTCAGTCTTGAAACCGCTGGTGAAAGGAGCCGACCCCACTATGTAAGGTGAGATCGGAATCACTGGGTATTGCGGCATCAGCGAGCTGTACTGTGTGAGAGAATAGGTTGACCCAGACTTGGTGAGCTTGATTTCAGTCAAGAAAGCTTTTTCGGTACTTTTGGATCCATTGGACTTGGCACCGAGTTTCATTGATCTGGGTTTGACACCATAGTTCGGAATCAGTTTGTTGACAACAGCCTTTGCTTGCTTCTTGGCGGTCTTCTTGATAGACGACACAGCTTTTGCAAATTTGATCGACTGTTTCTTACTCTTCTTCTTGCTCTTCTTGCCTTTGCGAGATTGACCTTTCTTTGACTTCGGGGGGCCTTCCCCGGGATAGCCTTTAGTTGCATCGAACTCTTGTTGGATGCGTTGGAGAGTGTTTTCAGCTTCTTCAACGCGAATAGGATCGACGCGGTCCAAGTCACTTTCGGCTTGGTCCCAAGTTTCTTTAAGTCCAGAGTCTCTGAGGAATCGTTGCCGATCACTCATCGGTACACCAGACCCACGAAGATGCTTGAGCACAGGTCGTGTGGCTTTTTCCAAAATACCAACAGCAGGGTCAGCGATATACTTCTTAAAAGCAGAATCGCCGGTGTCCTCTGTGGCCCCCATCAAATGTCCTGCGATATGGACAGGGTCATACCATTTGCGATCGTGGAACGACTCGCGCACAGTTTTGGGAGGCCCAGGATTGGAAGCCTCACCAATGCGGGAACCATGTTGAAAATCATGATCGATGGATGATTGTAGCCCTGAGTCAGGTTTCAATCCATCAACAAGCCGGGTGGCAGCGGTACTCATATTCACAAATTCCGTGCCGGCTTGCTCCATAAAGGAGTCTGAATCTACCCATGTGGCGATGGGTGTTGCAGACTGGAGGGGTTCCAAAGGTAAATGCTTCACTAGCGTGTTCATCTTACCTTCGAAAATATAGTGGGTAGTACTATTACGCGCGTAACCACCATCGGGGAGACGCTCAGTTAAGAGAAGCTCCCCCTCCATTCCAGTATACAATCTCAACAATTGATCATCGGTCTTATAAACCGAGTGGATCTGGTCCCATGTGATAAACATGGCGCGATTGGGTACTTTAACTTGGCCTACTAATAAGGATCGATAGTTGGACCAGTACCATTTAATCATTTCCATGATTAGTTTTCTGATCTCAGGATTCCCCCAAGTATCAATGCGAACAGCGTAGAGACGCAACATTGTCCACAAGACGTTGTCAGATTTGGAGCCTTCAATGAGGCACCCCAGCACGCGCTCCATCTTCGGACATGGAAGATAAAAGCCGCCCACCATATGACTAATACAACCGAGGTAAGTACACTCGTTGGCTGGTCGTGGTTCAAAAGTCTCAAATTCAAGTACTATCCCAGCAGGGGTAAGCACTGATTGGATGGACAATGGGTTGAACCATTCAAGACCAGGTCGTGTCGTGAACAAGCAATCATCGCCATTCAAAGATAAATGGATATTGCGCTTAAAATGTGCATAACTAGGGGTGTCGCCTCGACGGAAAGATAGAATAATGTAAGCATAAAACCACATGTAAGAGAAACCGAGGGTATCTTCAATGATAGTATTTGGATCACCTGACCCAACACCCAGATAGGTCAAAATGATGTCGCCGAGCTCAGCAACAGTCATTCTGTTGGTCCTGTCTAGAAATAGGTGATAGAGTCGGAGATAATCCTCACGAGATAACGGTTTACGGAATGCTCTCAAACGCAGTTGGAAGTTTTGCCACAGAAGGGCGTTAAACAATGATGCATCACATTTCTTCAAGTCGATTGAAAAGGTGCCACATGGATTATAATCCAAATGTGCTTGTACTAGATTGTGCCAGCCTCGAAAATATCGAGAGAAACCAACACTACTGAAGCACTGAAAGGCAGCACCTGCCTCATAGAATTTCTGATTCCAATGAAGACAGAAGCGGTTGGAAGCGAGGACGAATTCAACGGATGAGCAGTTGAAACCGCGCAGATTATTATCAGCGCACTTCTCAAGAAGTCGTACCTCTAATTTTTGCTTATCCAACCAGAAGGAACTTGGGTAGTCGTCGTATGACAATGCATCCCAATAGTCTTCAAGGAATTCCTTGCATTTAGGCCATGCGAGGAAGTCTCTTTTGGTGCGGAAAATATCACGCCAACAAGCTCCGGTTGCTTTGTTCTTTGCTACTTCCTTAGCAACGTCATCCCAAGACAAAATGTCCACGTCAGACGTCAGATAACCATAATGTTTCTCCATCATTTCAGCTGCGAGTGCCCAAGATACCTCAACGAGGTTCCGTTCGTCATCGTCCGAATGTAAATAAAATGTTGATAAAGGATATGGATCCCTTGAATAGCGAATCTTCGCTTTGTAACATGATATGGCGTTCGGCTCGGTCGGTGCATATTTCCGAACGTAGTCTATACCGCAAGCTTTTAATGATGTGTGGAGATGTTCAACATAAACCCTATCAGTTTTTGGAATCGGGTAATGGTAACTGCCGTCCTTGTTCGTGCGTGAACTAGGAAGACGATAAAGGAAAGAGATGTTTTCCCAACCGGGTGTTTGCATGGGAAGTGATGGTGTATTGTGATATGAGTCGGTAACGTCGCCCAGACTCATCCTTGCGCCCCATTTCTTAAAGTACCTAAAGGAGTTAAAGAAGTTAGGTAAGGGCGGGGCGAAAGGAGGCTCTATTCCAAAAAACCCTTGCCAGTTTTCACTGAATCAAGGATCTTTTGGGTAACAGGTTGGAAGTAGCGGCGCTTGCCCTCACGTTCCGTCCCCGTATGAAAACCAATCACTTTAGCATCTCCGGTGTCTGGTCGAGACCAAACTGCACCTGAGCATGCACCATCCATAGATGAGACGTCGTAGATTGCATTGACTTCACCATTCCCTGCCTGAGTGTTGCCCGTCGCGAGCATATACTCGCCAGTCTGGGCATGTCGATAGACAAGAGAAACAGGTTGTGCGTCTTTGCTTGGCACCTCAAGTTTTGGTAATTTGACCTTATCCCATTTGGGACCCTTGACAGGATAAACATCCAAATCAGCTGCGATACGGACCGCAGACTTGTAAGGGATCAAAAACTTAAGAGTCATGCATTCAAAGACAAATTCTTCATCATCCTTCCATTTTGGCTTGTTGTTCACAATGTCATGTGCAAAATGATGAACGACAGCGAGCGCACGCCCGCCGTTCGACCACGGAATGACTGTACCACAGACAACCATAGTTTCACCTTTACACTGTCCGACACAAGAAGAAACTCTTTGAATATCAACCGGTGCATTGCCAGTGACGAGTGCTTCACGTTTTTGTTCAACAGCACGCTCATGAAAGAAAGGACAAGGGAAAGAAAACTTCTTACCACCTCGCCCATAACCGACCACGAAGGGTTTGGATTTAAGATCGCCTTGAGTGTAAGTGCATCGAGAATCAGGACATGGTGTTTCAGATTGAACACGCATTAAACCTTTTGGATCATGACTCATTTGACACATTTTTTGAGTACACTTGGGGCGTGCATCACCACACTTTGAGCAGTTCCGAGCGGAACCAATGTTGCGAGTTGCACATCCTGAACCTTGACAATGCCATATGGGGCGGACAGAAGGACACAAAGTGAGAGAAGGAGGAATCTTAATTGACGCTTCTTCACGCAAAGCTCCAAAACGATTGTTGGCTTTATAAGCCCCCTTTCGTTTGGTGCGATGCGCAATGTCTGCATCAGGTCGTTCCTGTTCACGTTGTCTTTCATCCATCACCTCTTGTTGACGTTCCCACTCAGCATCTGCGTAGTCATTGGCGACTTCTTCTGCATATTGTTGAACGTCATCCTCTTCATCGACTTGATTTTGCGGATCAGAGTCAACATAGCCAGCACTGCGAGGGCGATCACCACGAGGTTGAAAAGCGCCCTTGTTGCGATGTTTGGCGTTGCGAGCAGCGCGTTTGTCACGAGAAAATTTCTTGAGAGACTTCTGGACAGTATTTGCTTCTGGTGCAATGCGTTGATCATGTTCGTAGAAATGAGAACCAAAGAACTGAGATACAACTTGTTTGGCAACAAGATAGTCATAATCCCAGTCATCAAGTATTTCAAACACCAACGAATCATTATGCGCATCGTAATGCAAATCGTCCGAATCGCGATTGTCCTTGATAGTCTTCGCACTATCATAACCGAGTTTCTTAGCAACAAGCGCCAAACCTTCATCGATACAAAGTTCAGATTTCACATCATCCTTGACTTCTTCAGCCACTTGGTTAGGGTGAGTGTAACGAACTTTATGAACTGGGCAACGAGTAGATTCAATATTAAATCCTGGTGGAAAAGTATCACGTTGCTGAGTGTAGCGAAACGTAACACCATCTTGCAAAGCCAGACAGCATGGTTCACACATAGCTCTTAAGCATTTACAAGTTTCTGCAATGGTGCTCGGATCTTGCATCATGGTTGAAAACGTATGTGAGCAAGTGCGTCGCGATTTTGCAAGAGCCATAATGGCATTGCGCTCTTGTGTGGTCGCGTTTCGATGACTGGTGTGGAGGTTCAATACTGCTTGAGCTGTTTTGAAGGCGCCAACGGCAAGAGGAATGCCAGCTGCGAGCGCAACTCCCAGTTCAAAAGATTCTTCTGCATGATTGCGACAGGGCATTGGAAGCCCACAACCTTTCTGTTGACATTTGGAGGTGTGTTTTGGAGGAAATTCCTCTCTCTTCACATCATCAACAGTTTTTGTATCGGTTGCTTCGGGTTTATGAATGCGGCAAGGATAAGGATGACCTTTACCACAAACAGTGCAATACACCCAAGTCTTGTGAGCAATACAGAACCATGAACCAGCAGGATTACCATTCTCACGCAGGTCGATGGGACACCCAGGAGCACAACACACATCGTGCGCGTAAGACTCAGGTACAGGACCCTGCATAATTTGTTCCGGGCCCAAACCTATAATGCGTGGTTTAAGCTTGTTGCTCGTCTTGATAGGTTGAATCAATGGTTGACGTCCAGCAACACCAACAACTAGCCGCATTTTACAGTCAGGAGCGTGAGTGCATGATGGATTGCGACAATGAGACATACAGTGCTCAGGTTCACAATTAGTGTCACCACATTGAGTGGAATGGATACACCTAGGACCACACAATTTGTTGGTGATCACACTATCGCGATTGTAAAAATACAAAAAGAATGCGATAGTAACTGTGAGGATAGCCAACGTGCATGCACAAAAAGCCAAAGCACAAACAGGTGCTTTGATCATGACAAAGAACTCATTCACCTTGGATGGTATGTGAAAAGGAGAATCATCAACGCCATCACCTTGTTCCTTGATCATGACCGAACGCACAAATTTGTGTATAGGGGCATCCCGCAACACACGATCTGGCGCCGCAGCGTCCGCACGATCATCAGTGCCAACGGGGTTTTGTAGATTAATGTGAACATGTTCAATAGGTCGAGATTTACCAACGTATCCACATCTTTCACACCACCAACCACAATCAATAGCTTCGTCGTCATTTTGGAACACATGAACAAACGTATCACCAACAGGGTTCTTTGCCTGAACGTAACTGTATGGTTCAATCTTCACGCGCTTCACGACAGAGGTCGATGTTTGGAACATCTTGTCAACCTCAGCATATGTAGTGGAAAAGGCATCATCTAAGTCGTCAACAGCGCGTTCATGCGCCTCATCGAGTAGAATCATGGAGATGATCCATTTGCCAACACGCCACTTAGTCGCAAACCAGTTCAAAAATACTTTCTGCTGTTCCCAAGTCGCTCGGAATGCTTTTTCCGTAACACGATAGGACAACATAATTGAAAGAAAAACTGAAGCAACAGCAACTGACAAAAACTTCTTTCGGCCAGCAAACGCGATTGGTCGCCCCCGGAGTCGTCGTAGGAATACTTTCACAACAACCATAATGACTCCAATCAATGGAACAAGAGTTGACACATCTTGTCCAAACAAGCGACGTTGCCACCACCAAAATCTCAAAGTGTCTTTCTTAGCGACAATAGTAGTCGCGATCAATCCAAAGACGAACAATGGCGCAGTGACAAGAGCAGTGGGCACAACTGGTGCTAACCCGAGCGCGGCTGTGAAAACGGTGACATACATCGATTCCCAATACAACCAATTGCGCCAGGCTGTGTATGCCCGGTAATTATTTGCTTTGGCTCCACGAGCTTCAGCAAACCCAAACGCATCCCGTGGAACATCGGGCGTGGACTTGCTCCACGGCCACGAGAACCGAGACTTGTTC